CGACGGCGACGTCACCATCGTCGCGGACCTCGCCAAGAAGGTAGAGTGGGACCAGGCGCGGCTCGCCGCGGTGGTCGAGCGCATCCGCGCCGCCGGCGACAATCCGGGCGAATACGTCGAGGCGACCTACAAGGTTGCCGAGCGCGCCTACAACGCCTGGCCCGAGCACATCCGCACGGCGTTCACCGCGGCACGCACTGTCCGCACCGGTAAGCCCAGCTTCAAGCTGACGCTCACCTCGACCGAGGGAGGCGTGTGATGGCGCTTCGCATCGTCACCGCCGACGAGCGGCTGTCCGCCGCCGCCAACAAGACCACCATCGCCCTGTTCGGACCGTCAGGTGTGGGCAAGACGACCCAGTTGAAGCATCTGCCGGAGCGCGAGACGCTCTGCATCGACCTCGAGGCTGGCCTCAAGTCGGTGCAGGACTGGCGCGGTGACAGCATCCCGCTGCGCTGCTTCGACGATGCCATCGACATCGCCTGCCTGATCGGCGGGGTGAACCCGGCGGCGGACCCGTCGGGCTGCTTCTCCGAGGCCCACTACCAGCACCTGGCAAAGCTGCACCCTGACCTGGTGCTGATGATCGCTGGCAAGTCGGTGGTGTTCCTGGACAGCATCACCGACCTCACCCGCCAGGCCATGGCCTGGGCCAAGACCAGGCCGGAGGCGTTCAGCGACAAGACCGGCAAGCCCGACACCCGTGGCGCCTACGGCCTGATGGCACGCGAGGTGATCGGGCTGCTGAAGCACCTGCAGCACGCGCCGGGCAAGACAACCATCATGGTCGGCATCCTGGAGAAGATCACCGACGAGTTCGGTAAGGCGACCTGGCAGCCGCAGATGGAGGGCGGCAAGGCCGGCCGCGAGCTGCCCGGCATCGTCGACCAGGTGATCACGATGTCGCTGTTCACCCGCGACGGCGACGTCTGGCGGCATGACCCCGAGAAGGGGACCGAGCGCCGCCTCGTCTGCCGTTCCGGCAACAGCTTTGCGCTGCCCGCCAAGGACAGGTCCGGCCGGCTCGACGAGACCGAGCCGCCTGACCTCGCCGCGCTGCTGCGCAAGATCAACACCGCCCCCTCCCCCATTCATCGCATCTAAGGAACACCGTCATGTTCGACATGAACGACGCCGAGCTGCCGCGTGGCACCGACCTGATCCCCGATGGCAGCTTCGCCCCGGTCACCATGCGCCTGCGCAGGGGTGGCCATGATGGCCATGCCGAGATCGACCGCGGCCTGCTCAAGCCGACCAAGACGCCGGACAGCGACGTGCTGATGCTCGACTGCGAGTTCACCGTGGTGGCCGGCCCGCTGGCACGGCGCAAGTTCTGGCAGACCTTCAGCGTGGTCGGTGGCAAGGTCGACGAGCACGGCGTGTCGATCGCCTGGAAGATCTCCAAGGGCATCATCCGCACCATGATCGACAGTGCCTGCGGCTTGGACCCGCAGGACATGAGCGAGGTGGCGCGGGCCAAGCGGGTGCTGCGCGGGCTGGCCGACCTCGACGGCATCACCTTCGCCGCCAAGATCAAGGTCGAGGCGGCCAACGAACCGCGCTACGGCGACAGCAACCGCCTGGACCGGGTGGTGCTGCCGAACGAGCCGGACCACCGGCGCATCATGGCGGGCGAGGCTGTGCAGGCGGTGCCGAGCCAGCGCACGGCTCGGGCTTCGGCTCCGGTTGCCAACAACACGGCCCCCGCCTGGGGTGCACCGACGCAGCAGGCCCTGCCGGTCGCGCCGACACCGTCGTGGCAGCGCCAGGCCCCGGCCGCGGCGCCGGCCGCACCGGCCACGCCCCCGACGCCGCCGTCAGCCCCCGCCTCGACGGGCCCATCCTGGCTGAACAGCTGAGGCGGCCCATGTCGTGGATCGCAACCGATGGCAGGGTCACAGCAGGCAAGGGCGCAAGCCGCGCGCCCTGCCACCGGCCCATCCCAGTCGACCGCGCCTCCCCAATGCGATCCGGCTGCTCTGCGCGCTCTGCAGCCGCGAGGCACGCGGCTTCGGGATCATGTGTGACGGAGCTTGGTCCGATCACAACCGCGCCGGCTTCTGCTCGATGCGGTGTCTCGACGCCGGCGGGCCACTGGTCGGGAGGCAAAGCGGCATGATCGACAAGTCCCGCATGGAAACCCAGGCGATCAAGGACGCACGCCGGTTCTTCGCCGAGGTGCTGGCCGAGATGGGGCTGCTGGCGCCGTTCCACGATCGCACCCCGGCCGAGATCGACCGGGTCATCGAGGCCTGCGTCGACGGATTCCAGGACTCCATGCAGCGCCAGGCCGCCGCGCGCGACCCGATCGACGACGTAATCCCATTTTAGGAACGATACCGTGTTGATTGACTTCAACCACCAATCTGGCTGCGTCTACGGCCGCGATCCCACGCGGCATGCCGAAGCTGACGTCACCGCGCGGATCAACGCCCACGTCGATGCCGTGCTGGTCGACCGCAACCAGCGGCAGCGGCCGCGCGACTATCTCGGCGGCAGCCGCATCGGCGAGCCATGCTCGCGCAAACTGGTCTACGAGGTCACCCACACGCCGAAGGACCCCGGCGGCGAGTTCAACGCTGGCATTCTGCGCATCTTCGAGGCCGGCCACCAGTTCGAGGCAATGACCATCGGCTGGCTGCGCATCGCCGGTTTCGACCTGCGCGACCGTGGCGCCGATGGCGGGCAGTTCGGCTTCAGCGTCGCAGGTGGTCGCCTGCGTGGTCACGCCGACGGCATCATCGTCGCCGGTCCCGACGTCGGCATCCGCTGGCCCGCGCTCTTCGAGCACAAGACTGCAAACCAGAAATCCTGGAACGACCTGGTCAAGCGCGGGCTGCGGGAATCCAAGCCCACCTACTTCGCCCAGGTGCAGCTCTACATGGCCTACCTGAAACTCGAGGTGGCGCTGCTCACCGCGCTGAACCGCGACACGCTGGCCCTGTACCACGAGGTGGTGCCCTTCGATCCCGCCGAAGCGCAGCGCCTGTCGGATCGCGCCGTGGACATCTTGCGCGCCGCCGAGAACGGCGAATTGCCGCCGCGCATCGCCGCCAGTTCCGACTTCTACCTCTGTCGCTTCTGCCCTTACGCAACCCGATGCTGGGAGGCACCCGCATGAGTATCCCCGTCACCCCGCTGCCCGCCACCTATGATCTGATCCGCACCCTTGGCCGCAATATGGGCCGCGTCTGGTGCGGTGCAGAGTTGGCCGGCCTGCCGAGCGCACCCATTTATATGTTCCCGGACTCCATTGAGTTCGACAGCGATGTCGTGGAACGGCTCGCGCAGTCGACCATGGTGGGCCGCCTCCACCTGCCGCATGAGCAAGCCCTCTTTGAGGTGAACCAGCGGACGGGAGGAGCCGCGAGCCTCGTCACCTATGCACGGGAGACCGGCGAGCACATCGAGGCGTTTCTCTTCCAGCGCTGCGGCGCAACGGGTCGCTGGACCGAAGTCCTGTGCCGCGCCGCATTCCTACCGGACGGAGTCGCCGACACAGAGATCCACCCGTCGATGGAGGCCGGCGAGGAGGCAGATCGCTACAGACTGGTCCTGACCGGGATGGTGTGGCGCTCGGTGGGGCTGCTGTCGCTCGGCCATTCGTTGCGTGAGCATCCGGTACCGACCACGCGGCGACCCAAGCTCGCCAGGGCTGGTGTCGTCGGTTGGACCTATCGCGTCGCGTCGCGGAGATCGACGTCGGCCGCCTGCATGCGGAGATGGCCCGACACGGTGGAAGCCACGCATCCCCCCGCTGGCACGTCCGACGTGGCCATTGGCGCTCGCTCGGCAACGGGCGTCGCGTGTTCGTCCGTGAATGCCAGGTTGGCGACTTGTCTCGCGGCGGTGTCGTCAAGGACTACCAGGTCGAACTGGAGAATGCGGCATGACCGACATCACGCCCTCTAACACGCAACACAAGGCAATGGCTGCCATCAAGGAATGGTTCGTGAACGATACCAAGCAGCAGCAGGTGTTCAGCATGTTTGGGTACGCCGGTACGGGAAAGTCGACCGTGCTGAAATTTACCCTGGAGGAGATGGGCATCGAGCACCACCAGAATGGTGAGAACGGCGCTGCCTGCGTTCCGGGCGTGGTGACCGCGACCTTCACTGGCAAGGCGGCGCTGGTGCTGCGCCGCAAGGGCACGCCGGCACGCACCATTCACAGCCTGATCTACAGCGTGATCGAGGCGACCGAGGAGGAGGTCGAAGCCGCCGAGAAGAAGATCGACGAGGCAATCGCCGAGGCGCGGCGGCTCTCAGGATTCGACCGCACCACGGCCGAGGCGACGATCGAGGCAATGCGCCAGGCTGTCGCACAGATGAAGCACCCGCGTTTCGCCCTGAATCCGAAGAGCGACGCCGCCCATGCCAAGCTGATCGTGCTCGACGAAGTCTCGATGGTTGGCGAGGAGATGGCCCGCGACCTGATTAGTTTCCGCAAACCCATTCTGGTGCTGGGGGATCCCGGGCAGTTGCCGCCCATCGAAGGCGCCGGCGCATTTACCAAGAACACGCCCGACATCATGCTCACCGAGATCCATCGGCAGGCGGCCGAGAGCGCGATCATCCGCCTCGCCACCATGGCAAGGCAGGGCCAACCGATCGCCTTCGGGCAGTACGACACCTACGTCTCGAAGATGCGCAAGATGGATGTCACGCCGCAACAGGCGCTGCGTGGCGGTCAGGTCATCTGTGGCCTCAATGCCACCCGACTGCAGTTGAACAACGCCATGCGCCACGCTGCCGGCTTCGGGGACAGCATGCTGCCCAGCGGCTCCGGCGAGAAGATCATCTGCCTGAAGAACCAGAACGATCTCGGTCTGATCAACGGCATGTTCATCACGCTCGACGACATCGTCGATGAGAACAGCCTGTATTTCTCCGCGCTGGTGACCGACGAAGACGGCAACCACATCGGTCCTCCGCAGCAGGATGGCAGCCGCGGCCGGTTGCGCGTCTACAAGGGACATTTCGAGGACCACGTCGCCTTCGACAAGCGGCGCCATGACCGCGACTGGAAAACCAAGCGGATGCTGACCGAGGCCACCTTCGGTTGGGCCATCACGGGTCACAAAAGTCAGGGTTCCCAGTGGAATAACGTCGTGGTCTGGGATGACGGGCTCGGCCGCACCGCCGAAGACCGCGCCCGCTGGCTCTACACCGCCATCACGCGGGCCGAGCAGGGATTGGTGATCCTCGCATGAACACCGCATCCTCGATCAACACCGGCGGCGCGTCGACGTGCATCGACGCCGGACCCGGCACCATCGATCTGAACGATGTCTCGGACCTGTCCCAGCGCTGGGACCTCGACGAGGTCCGTCGCCGCCTCGCTGACACCGCCCGCGACTGGCTGCCAGCGCTGTTTCCCGCTGCCCGGCTCGCGCCGGATCGCAAGACGCTGCGCTGTGCCGATCTCTCGGGACGTGCCCCGCGGGGCGACGGCTCCTGCGTCATCCACCTCGAGGGCCGCTTTGCCGGCTGGGGCTTTGATCATGCCACCGGCGAGAGCGCCGGTCCGATCGACATGCTCTATCACGGAACCGGGCTGACCGACGCCCGGCTGTTCGCCGAGGCGGGCCGCCTGGCGCGCATGAATTTGCCGGCGCCACGCTTCCAGCCAGTAGCACCGCGGCCCGACCACAGCCGCGAGGTGGCACGTATTCTGGAAGGCTGCCAACCGATCGCCGGCACCATTGCCGAGGCCTATCTGCGGAGCCGGGGTCTCGAGGGCCCGGACAGCCCAGACCTGCTGTTCCATCCCGATCTCGCAGACTTCGACACCAAGCGCGGCTGGTGCGGCATGGTAGGCATTGTGCGCGACGGAGCGGGCGTTGCCACGGGCGGGATCCATCGCACCTACGTGCTCGACGATGGGGCGTCCAAGGCTTCGCCCGGCAAGAAGATGCTCGGGCCCGTGGCGGGGGGCAGCGTTCGCCTTGCGCCGCAGCCGGAGGATGGGCGCATCGGCATCGCAGAGGGCATCGAGACCGCGCTCGCAGCGCAGCGGATTTTCGACGTGCCGACCATGGCGGCGCTGTCGGCGGATAGCCTCCGGCGCTGGCAGTGGCCGGCCGGCACCACGCACGTCACCATCTTCGCCGATGCCGGCCTGGCTGGCATGCAGGCCGCCGCGACGCTCGGCGACCGGCTCAACATCGCCAATATCCCGTCCGACATCCGGACACCGCTCCATGGCGATGACTTCAACGACGACCTGCGACACGGGGTCTGCGCCGCCGACTACGACGCGGCCAGTGCGGTCGCCAGCGCCGCGCCACAGCCCCAGGGTACCAGTGCCTCCCCGCCATCCGCGGCATCGGTCGAGGACCTTCTGGCCGCCGCCGGTTCCCTCACCAACCCGCCCGACATGGCGCCGTTGTCCCGGCTGCTCGGCCAGTTGGTCACGCAACGCCTGGAACCGCTTCCTGAGCGCCAGGTGCTCTCGGCCATCAAGATCGCCACCGGCATGCCGGTCGCCATCCTGGAGAAGCAGATCACTGAGCTCCGCAAGCGTCTCAATGCGACCGGAAACGTGAACCAAGCGGCGATCCGGCCGCGGTGGTCCTCGCTGCTGCGCCTCGACATCTACGGCACGCCCGAACGCAACGAAGCCAATGTGATCACCGCCCTGTCGCTCGACGCCGCACTTGCCGGCGCCCTGGTGTTCGACGAGTTCAGCCAGGAGATCATGATCACGCGCGCGCTCCCCTGGGACGGCGCCGACATAGCTCTGCCGCGGCCCTGGAGCGACGCAGACGACGTGCGCTGCGCGGAGTGGCTGCAACGCCACGAGATCAACGTCGCGCCGGTGGTGGTGGGTCGTAGCGTCGTGGCGGTGGCGCGTAACATCCGTGTCCACCCCGTGCGGGACTACCTCACTGCGCTGACCTGGGATGGCATAGAGCGGCTCGACGCCTGGGCGGTAACCTATCTCGGCGCCGAGGATACCAAGCTGCACCGCGCCATGGGCGCGCTGTGGATGATCTCCGCCGTCGCGCGGATCATGCGTCCCGGCGTCAAAGCCGACCACATGCTGATCCTGGAGGGACCGCAGGGCATCCGGAAATCGACGGCGCTCCGCGTCCTGGCATCGGACAATTGGTTCACTGACGAACTGGCTGAACTCGGCTCCAAGGACGCCGCACAGCAAATGCGGGGCGTCTGGATCATCGAGATGGCCGAGCTCGACGCCATCGGGCGCACCGAGGTGTCCCGGATCAAGGCCTTCCTCACCCGCACCGCCGACCGCTATCGCCCGCCCTATGAGCGCTACGTGGTCACCGTGCCACGGCAATGCGTGTTCGCCGGCAGTGTCAACCCGGACACCTACCTGCGCGACGAGACAGGCAATCGGCGCTTCTGGCCGCTCCGTTGCGGCTCGATCGACCTCGATGGTCTGCGCCGTGACCGCGACCAGCTGTGGGCCGAAGCCGTCGCGCGGTTTAACGCCGGCGCGCCCTGGTGGCTGGAGGATCGGGAACTCATCGCCGGCGCCGATGTCGTGCAGGAGGCACGGGTGCAGCCCGACGCATGGGACACCCTGATCGATCGCTGGCTGGTCTCCGAGAAGGAGCGCGTGAATGTCAGCTTCGGCGCCTACGAGAACTGGCAGGAGGAGTACGTGCCACGGCCGACGCCGCTGAGAGATGTCTCGGTCGGCGAGGTTCTTGAGCAGGCGCTCTGCATCGAGCCCGCGAAATGGACGAAGGCTGACCAGATGCGGATCGGTACCTTCTTCAAGGCGAAGAAGTGGGTCCGCTATCGCACCAGCGGTAAGCCGCGCGAGTGGCGCTACAAGGTGCCGGCGGATGCGGCCCTGTGACCCAAATGTTGTCCCATTGTCCTGCCTGGGCGCTTCCAGCGTCCACGGCCGGACACGAGGAACCCCAGTATCTCTGCGGGCTTTTCGTGATCTGTTCCACTGTCCCACCTGTCCTACTGGGGATGAAACCTAGATATAGAGTTAGTGGTCAGGGAGGCCGACATACATTTCCCTATATAGGGTTATGGGAGGCACGTCCGGATGGGACAGGCCGGACAAAATCACCTAACCATCAGAATTATAAGGATAATTTCCGTCTCACTCGGAAATCCACGGCAGGACGTGGCTGGGACAACAGTGGCCCCACCCCGCCTGAAGCCGCTCATCCGGCAACGGGTCCGCCGCGCACCGGCACCCCCACCACCGCCCAGGCGGACGACGACGGCGAGCTCCTCCAAGAACCGCGCCGTCGTCGCCCTGACCACGCCGTTCCCCCTCTCAGGAGATCACCATGGCTCTCGCTACTCTGATTGCGCCCGACGCGCATGCAAGCCCCGCCATCGTATTGCCCGTAGCCCCGCCGGTGCTGGTCGGCACGCCCGCCGTGCTGGCACTGGATCTCGGCGGCGCCACCGGATGGGCACTGCGCACCCGCGATGACCACATCACCTCCGGCACGCTGGAATTCCGCAACGACCGATGGCAGGGCGGTGGTATGCGCTTCCTGCGCTTCCGCCAGTGGCTCACCGAGACCAAGCATGCCGCCACTGGCATCGACCGCATCGTCTACGAGCAGGTCCGCCGCCACGCCGGTGTCGACGCAGCACACGTGTACGGCGGCTGGCTCGCCATCCTCAGCGCCTGGTGCGAGCACCACGAGATCCCCTACGAGGGCGTCCCGGTCGGCACCATCAAGCGGTTCGCCACCGGCCGCGGCAATGCCGACAAGGCGGCCATGGTCGCCGCCATGCAGGCCCGCGGCTTCCACCCCGCCGACGACAACGAGGCCGATGCCCTGGCCCTGCTGCTGTGGGCGACCTCCATTACGGGAGGGCGGGCATGAGGCTGCACGGTGCGCCGCAACCCCCACGGTCGTCTCTGGACCTGGCACGCAGCCCAGCCACGCCCGCCGATCTCGAGGCCATGCGCGCACGTGCCTGGCACGAGCACCAGGTCGCCGCCATCCCGGTGGAGGACATCAGCGATCCTTGGCTCCGCCAGGCCCTCACCAACGAAGCCAACCGGCGCTGGGGACAGCGCCAGGGAGGGCACGGCCATGGCCGTTAAGCGCGATCGGAATACCAACACCAAGCCGCGTGAGGACCTGTCCAAGCCGTCGCGGTGGCGCTTGCAGCACGGCGGGTTCAACCCGCCCAGCTATGACGCAGACCCCGACACTGGGGCCGTCGTGATGCACCGTCGCGCCATCGACCTGATGGGGCGGCTCGAGGCCAACGGTACCATCACGCCGGCGATGCAGGATGCGGGCGACCGGTTCCACACGCAATTCCGCGCCGCAGCGCTCGATGGGATCCGCGTCGCGCCACTTGTCCGTGTGCCCGAGGGCAGTGGTGACACGCTCACCGAACGGTCAGTCGCCGCACGTCGTCGGGTGCAGGAAGCTTTGCAGGCTCTGGGCGGGGCTGATAGCGCCGGCGGCTCCTGCATCTGGCACGTGGTGGGCTGCGGGACGTCGATCACCGAGTGGGCGTTGCGGCAGGGCTGGGGCGGCAGGCCCGTGGGTCACAGCCAGGCACAGGGCATCCTGGTGGCGGCGCTGGGCATGCTGGCGGGGCACTACGGGCTGAGCGCCGGCGGCACGACACGGCGTGCACCAGCACGTGCATCGGCGAGTTGACGGACAGCAGGCAGGGGGGGTGCGAGGCCGCCCCTGCCAACCTCTCGCTCGACTGGCGCTGCGCTCATCAGCCTGCATCGACGACGCAACGACAGATCAATATCGACGCTATATCAATGGGGTAGAAACTTTCTGCGTGCCTCATGCAATACCGTATTGACCCTCGGACTCTGCATCTCTACCTTCTGGATACTGACTCGCATTGGGTTTCGGCGGTCCCCGCCACTTACCGCCACGGACTGCGCCTCGAAGTCGAATAGAAGCATAGATCAAGTATTCATTCAGATCATTACTTTCGATTGCTTGGTTCCTTCCCGACGAATACTGATGCGGGGGGCAGGAGCGCGATAGAACCCTAGCGCCAGCTCAAAATTATGGTTCGCAGTTCGCACCAAGCGCGTTTGATATCAAATACT